TTTGTGAAGAATTATTTATCATACCTTTAAGAGGTATATTATAATTAGGTCCCTGTATTAAAGTTGAATCAATTATTGTAACAGGTTCAGGAGGGAAAAGGACTTGATAAGTTTGTGATGGTGCTAAAGATGTTACAATAAATGTCTGATCGTTTTGTTTATAGTCCTGAGATAAAGGTTCATATAATTTAACTAAAATAGTTGGATTATTAGTAAATTCATTATCTAATTTAATATTATTAGCTAATATTAAACTATTATTTCCTAAATTAAGATAAAAATCTACAAAATATGATGCATCATTTCTAAAATCTATAAAATCATTTGTTTGATTTAGAATCTCTACGTTAGATAATGTATTACTGGATAATCTTATTTCTGTTCTATCATTTGATATTTCACTTATAAAGAGTGGAGTATTATTACTAGCTATTCTAGGGGTTAGGAATTGGTAATTAACTATATATTCTCCTTCTTCATAACCAGCATCAAATAAGTCAGTTTCTGGGTGTAAATTTATACTAGATAGAGCTGGGGTGTTTGTTGTAGTATTAGTAGTAGTGGTAATATTATTAGAAGAGATAGTATAACTATTAATATTATCTGAGTAGATACAAACATATTCATTATTATATACATTAAATAATATATAACTATCAGAATCAAAAGGAGTGAATATAGATGTTTGATTAAGTAAGCTTATATCTTGACCTTGATATTGTTGTGTCGCTATAATTGAGGATGGTAATGTTGCAAATGTTATCTGGGCCATTTGGGTTAGTTATTTTTAGATGTTGAAACTACTTGTTGTTGTGCCTCTAGTAAATCTTCTCTTAATTGAGCTATCTCATTCTGTAAAGCTTGAACTAATTCATCATTTTCATTAAAATTAATATATTCACTACTAGTTTTTATTATATATTCATGGGAATTTATTTCTCCTATTTCTGGTATTTGATAGAATAGAGTGTTATATAAGGTGAAAAATTGTTGAACTGTTGGTTCATCTTCAATTGGTTGTTGTTCATTTGTAGAAACACCCAATTGAGTAAATGAAGAGTTAATTGTGTTATTATACTCTCCTTTAGTAAAAACTGTTTTATTAAAATTTACATTTTGTGCCATTATCCATTTATAACCTTAAAGTAATAATTATCATCATATACTATTGTAGAACCATTTATATTAGTTTTAATTAAAATTTTGTAATATCTTTCTGGTTCTAATCCATTCATATAAATGTCAAAATAATTTCCTTCACTATCAGAACTTAATTTTGTATATGTTGTGTCATAATCTATAACAAATTCATTGGTATCCAAATCTTTTACTGCATAATATGAAGCAGTTGGTAAATAATTTACTCCTGTGAATAAAGATGATGTTGTCCATACTGGGGTTGGGTATTTTGGAGCTATATTAAATCTAAATCTATTCACACTTGATGGGAAAAATTCACCTGGGTTTTCTGCTAATGAAGTTGCTAGGTTAGTTGTAGTGACTATACTTTCTGAAGCTGAACCTGTTAAAACACTTTGATAATCTTCCCATTTGAATTCTAATTGTGGTGGATATATAGTATTAGTATCAACACTATAAAACTGCATTATAGGTTGAATTTGAAGATTTGGATTAAATTCTACACTATTTTCCCATTTAGTGATAAAACCATAATTAGGTAATGAAGCAGAGGCAGGTACACCTAATGAACTACTATACCATAATGATACTACTTTTTTAACATTAACTTTTAAATCTTTTTCACTTCTAGTATCAAAGGATTGAGTTACCGCATATAAAGTACCATCTGATCCACTATGGTACCAAGAACCACCACCAGCAGCTACTGATGATGAATTATATGAACTAGTAAAATAATGATCTGTAATATCAGTACCACTTGTAAGCCAACCTGATGAGCCTTTAAAGTTGGGAGAATACCATATAGCACCATCTGTTGTTTGAGGTACATCTAAAAATGTTCCTGTTCCGTTATACCAAGGTTGTGCTACAGGGTGAACTGATAAATCTGTTGATTCTACAATTCCTTGGGCAGTTGCTATAAATGATCTAAAATCTACATCCCATTGAGAACCAGAAATTTTATTATTAATAACATCTTCTATTTCTTCTTGAACAAATTCAGTTAGAAATCTAGACACTTGGGGGCTAGAATCTATTGCTATGTTCAAATTAGTGATAGATGTTATAGGGTCTATCCCTGTATTCATTTCAGGATATAATGAATATAAGGTTGTGTCTTTATATGGAAATAATTTATAAACTGCCATGTTTTAATTTTATAGTGGTACTACTCTACCTTTAATATCATTATTAGGATATTTTACTTCAAAAATACTAGGATCTAATGAAGGGTAAATTACTTTATTTTGTGTTGCTGCATTTATATCATAAGCATATTGTGAATATCCTGATGTTGTTCCTGCTTTATTTGATATAATAATATCATTAACTGTTTGGACTCCTTTAATTTTATCTAATCTAACAAATAATTCTCTCATTAATATAGGTTGATTAATTTGCCAATTATCTGTATTAAAATATTCTTGTAAGGAATTTATACATGCTAAAATAACATCATTATTATTATTATTAGGTAATACTATTATTTCAAAGTCAATAGCTATATTAATAATAAAAGCATCTCTTATTTCAATATTATCCCCTATTATTCTATATTGTGATAAATAAGTTCTTAAATTTTTCTTTAATGGTTCTGAAGGTATTGAAAGGTGGCCAAATGAGTTTTGTGATAAAACCCATAAATTTAATGTTTCTATCGTTGAAACTTGATTATCTGTTAATTTAGGTTTTTCAATATAAGCTTTAGAAACTGTACCATATTCAGATGGAATACTTAATGCTCTAACCATGTAATCATCTAATGTTACTGTTCTTTGTTGTGCTGATATCGAAGATACTGTTTTTTGTCTTAGTTCTTCTTGTGTATCTCCTGCTCGGCCCCCTTCTGCTGCTAGTATATTAGTGACTGCTATTGTACCAAATATATAATCTGCTGTTGAAGGATTTATATTATTTGAATTAAATTTTGTATTTTGGGTATTTAAAGTAGTTAAATCCCCAGCAGCTACATTAGACTCAACACCTCCACCAGTTAAATATCTTATGGTTAAAGTAGTACTTGATGGTGAAATACCATAAGTATTAGTATATAAAAAATTAGAGGGGGAATATGCTGTTGTAAGTTTATTTTTTTCAAAAGGTAAACCCATTCCAACATTATCAGGGTTAGGGGTAATTTCTTCATCTATATCATTTGGATTACCTGCTCCAAATTGAATTTGTAAATTATTTTCTGAGGTTAAACGAGTAGCAAAACGTCTTTGTACTTTTTTAAGTTGTAATAAATAAGGTACTTCACCTTCATTACCTATATTATTTGGATCATTTAAATTAGTATTTTTTATACTATCATATACCATTTCTTGACCTAAATAATCTACTTCATACCAAATATTACCATCACTATCAACTATATCTAATACTCCTATTATATTATTAGCTTCTATATCTATAGTTTGAAAAGGTTTAGGAGAGCTAAATGATACTTCTTGAGTTTGAATAGTAGCAGATATTGCTTTTCTTGTTTTTTTAAGTAAATAAAATTGTGGTGTACTTCCATCTATACTATATATCTTTACTTCTGTTGGATCTATTGAACTTGAATGAGTAAAATCACATTGATCCTCCATTAAAAAGTTAACATTTTTTGATAAAGTTGATGCTACTGTACTATTAGGTCCTATAGTTAAGGCATAATCATAATCTGGGAAGTAATTTGAACCTATTTGTTTTGAAGGAACTTGTTGGTATAATTCTAATTCAACTTGAGCCGCGCTTGTTGCTTTTGGTTTATATCCAAACATATAAGATAATTCATATAAATTGTTTGTTTGTCTTGCTAGTTGAGTAAAATTCTCTTGAATTTGATTATCTAAATAAAAAGACATTACATCACCCACATAAGCAGCTTGTTCCATAAACATCATTCCAGGTGATGTAGGAGAAAAATCATTGTAGGTATTTGGAAAATAAGTTTGAGAAAACTCTATTAACTTAGCCCTAATGTCTGAAAACTCTCTATTTAAATATTTTACGTCTCTATCTACTATAGCCATTATGTAAAGTTTAATTGTAATGTATCATTTATATTGGTGTTATTCACACTATAAGTTAATGATACTGTTATGGTATTATTATCTTCTTGTTTTAATATTTCTAAATTATTAATATTAATAGTAGGGAAGAATTTACCTAAATCATTTTCAATTCCTTTTTCTAAATAATCTAGATTATCTATTGCAATTTGTTCAAAAATAAATGCTCTTAAACCACCACCAAATGTTGGATTTAATGGTCTTTCTCCAGGATTAGTTAGAAAATAGTTTATTAAATTATTTTTAATAGCTGCTGCTGTTGTAAAATTTGGTTTAAAAACTCCAGGTGCTGAGAATGGAAGATCAACCCCTACAGCTGCGCTTTTATTAAAATCAATTGGTGATATTTGTTGTGTTCCAAATGCCATTGTTTTATTTTGTCATTAAACCCATTATTTGATCCATGCCTAATTCTCCAGCTGGTAGCTGACCATTTGGGGAAGTTGTATCTATAGTTCCTTTAGGATTAAAAG